TATAAACATTATTATGCTATCATTTAATTAGTTTATACAAATCTTACAATGAATGAACTAGAAAAGCCTATTAAAGGCCAAAAACAAAAACCCATGAATCAATCTACTTTTCAATCAATCATGGGAGAATATTTAATTGATTGTAGTGAATACTATGAAAATCAAAGTATCCGTAGAGCATACCTATTGAATGATGAATCAGGTTTAAGACGTATTTTAGAGAGTGAGTATTGATTATGTTATATGAAACCTACAAAAAAATCTGTAAAAGGCATAAAGTAAAGCCTACTCAAGTTATTGCTGACGGCAATATTGCTGAGATCTTAAAAAGAGATCAAAGTAAACATCTTGAATATCATGAAACACTTTTGGATGAATATTTAAAAGTTTATTATTTCGATGGTAACCATCATGAATTATAAAGTTACCTATGCAATAGATTCACTTGATACAAAGCCAGTTATCAAGACTTTTGAATCTGAATATGAAGCTGAAGAATGGCTTCATAATGAAGTTCAAGAAAGAATGGATTATATAGTTCAGCATAGTCAATACACTATCTCTGAAAAGGAATATCAAGAGATAGAAGAGTATGAATATTCACTTGTAAGACTTGAAAAAGTTGAGAGTAAAAAAGTTGAAGTTATAAATGATGATTTATTTGGCGAAACAATTACTGGTTATTCAATTTCTTAATTATGAAAAACATCACAATTTCAAAAACTGAATTTAATACAATTTCAGAATTTATTTTTACTTTTGAACAAAGTGAAAATCATTTACCTAGTCCAGTACAAAAAACATCAAGATTAAATGTAAAACATTTTATTGATGCAAGTGAAAAGGACATTATTAAAAATATGGTAAGAACTGCAATTAATTCTTTAACTAAAGAAGAACAAATGAATTTAGTTAAAATTTCAAGTTGTAGTTTTTACTTTAGTGAATATCCAAAACATATTAAAAGTAAATTACAAACTGCATTTAATTGGTTTGATAGTAAATGGTATTTTCATATAGATCAAAGAACTGAAATAGAAAATGAAATAATAAAAGAAAATCCAGTAATAGCTAGAAATATATATAGGTTTAGAGGTTAATTATGGAAAAAATAAATCTACAAAAAATAAAATTAGTTGAAACTTTTGTCAACTTTTATTTATCTAAAGATAAAGTATCAGATAAATTTTTCAAATCAGATATTGAGTGGTTTGCTACTGGTCTAACAATGACTGAATTTGAAGCGTGTAAAGCCGTAGCTAAAGATTTATTTATGAAAGAGGTATCTAAGAATGACAATTAATCCTAATAAAAAATACAAATTTATTGATAAAGATTTAGTCAATGGATTTGTTGTATTAACTGGAAAAGAATTAAATGCAATTCTTGAAAAATCCTATAAAGAATATATGGAGAATAAAAATGATAATTAATCCATTTTTAAATAATCCAAAAACATTGAATTATCAATGGTCTAATTCTATTTATAAACCAAAAATGAAAATTCAAATTAGTGAAAATTGTACTCAAACATTATTAGATAATGGATTTTGGTTACATGAAGAAAAACAAAAAGATGGTAAAATTTTTAGTTTTACTTTTGTTAAATACTGGCATTGTTATGAAATTAAGCATGAAATGAGAGATTTTGCTTCAAATAGTCCAGTAAGTTATATCAAGTTAGGTCAAAAATTGAATGAATTAGGATTATGTATTAAAGATAATGATGATTCATGGAATTTAAAACATATATTAATAGCTATTAGTGAAAATATCCCTATGAATTGTAAACCCTGGAGATCAGGTATAAGTAATGATAATAGAACTGTTAAAGGTATTTATGGAAGTAGAGAAGGATATAAAGAATATTTATTTGAAACATTTTTGGAAAATTAATAATGGTAAATATAAATCCAAATAGAGAATCATGTATGGAATACATGAAAGAATTAATTAGACAAAAATTACCTAGAAATGAAGTAATAGAAGAATGTGAATTAGCATTTAATGGTGTTCATAAGAGTACCTTTTATGATTGGTATGAAATAGTCGTAAATGAATCAGATATACAAGAATGGGATAAGGAAAATAAGATAGAAATACATGATAAAAGGCAAGATAAAATCAATTTAAAATATCAAATATATTTAGATCAAAAAGCTATATATACCAATAAAGAATCAGGTATAGAAGAAAAAGAAAAAGCAATGAATATTTTATTATCTCACTTTCTTAAAAGGGTGGAATAATTAACTGGCATAGATAGAGTAATCAGAGCTAGCTTTGTTTCTTGGCTGATGAATCTTGTAAGTCCAGTACTTTCCAAATACGAAAATTCGTTACCGAAAATCTTATGAAAATTGATGTTTACACTCTTTTACCAGATAAAGTAAAGGATTATATTGCTGAAGAAATCAGCGAAGCACTAGCTAAAAACAATATTGATAACTCAGCAGTTAGTTGGGATATTAATTGTGATGTATTAGATATAAATGAGGATTTATAAAATGATTGATAACCCATTACCAGATCAAGTTATGCAAGAAAAAGATAATGAATATTTATCTGAACAATTTTATGAACATTGTAGAGATAAAGCTATTGAAATTTGTAAAGAATTTGATGTTGATGAGTCCTTTTATGACTTATTTACAGAATGGTTTACAGATTTATGTATAGATACTGATGAACCATACTCTATTGTTAACGATAGAGATTTAATAGAAGAATGGTGGGATCAGGAATTATGTAAGTCAGGAGAATTAACACCCTATGTTAATTATGAACCTAGTGATGAAGAAATGATGAGTAGTTTTGGAACTAAATGGCATGATGGATTATGACTGAAAAACCAATTATCATTCATTCAAAATATCTTAAAGATGAAGATATACATGAGCTATGGAAAATACTAGGTCGCATAGCTGATGATAAAAGAATTAAATCAGTAAATCCTAGTGAAAATGCTGAAATATTTATAGGATTTTATGATGACTGAATTTGTACCAATAACAAGATACTCAAGATGTAAAAGATACTCGGGTGCAGTTATAAAATGCCCTGAGTGTAATTCTTTAGGTCAGATATATCACTTATCTTGGTCAGCATTACAATGCCAGAATTGTAAGAAGATGGTAGATAAATTTGATTGGTTAATCGAAAAAGGTAAACATTCTAAATAAAAATTATTTTTTAGTTTTAGCAATAAAATCATGTATAGCTTCACGAATTAAAAAACCAACAGATAACCCAGCTCTTGAAAGGTCTTTCAATTCCTGGTAATCATCTTCATCAACAGAAACGCTGATTCTTTTTAAATTCTTATTCATAATGAATGGCAAACTTATATTAATATAACAGCAGATAGATATAATAACAACTATGAA